CGTGCGCCTTCCTCATGGTTAGTATCAGATGATGTTCGCCTGAGGTGGGAGACGAGGAACATTGCGACTCCTGTGCGTTCAACAAGAGAGCGCAGCTTTGTCATGGTTGTGTCAATCATCCGCCGCTCATCTCCATCCAAGCCGCTAAGCAGGATGGACAAGTGATCAAGGAAGATGACACGTGCATCGAGACCTGTTGCCAGATACTCAATGCGGTTATATATCAGGTCTGGGTCAAAAGAACCAAACCCATCGAATAAATAGAGATTCCAATCAGCAAGAGTCTTTTCGTATGCATCTGTCAGTGTAGAACGGTCGTGTTCGCCAAGGTGTAGGGACTTGCCTACAGCCGCAGACATCAGTCCGAGAGCTGTACGACGGTTGGACTCTTCAAGTGCCAGGTAACCGACCCGTTCGCCTTTACGTAGCAGGTCAGTTGCGATGTGACGACAAACGGAACTTTTTCCGATTCCACTTCCTGCAGTAATCGTAACAAGCTCTCCATACCTGATCCCGTGTAACTTGTTTTGCAATCCTTGAAATGGGTAGTCATGATCAGCAGGGGGTGATGGTGTAGTTACAAGTTCTAGGAGGGATTTGCCATCAACAATGCCGTCAGGACGGTACGGTATGGCGTTCCAGATAGCCTCACGAATCAGTTGCGAATCGTTTGCCTGTAGCGCGTCTGAAGCATCCTTATGTACCTCCAGTCGTGCAATCTTCGTCTTCCCAGGTGGCAGGACGCTTGCTGCATCCTCCGCCGCCTTACGGCCAGCCTCGTCATTGTCGAAGAACAGGACAATCTCCTCATAACCCTGGAGCCAGGGGATAGCCCGTTGAATCGACTTCCTGGCCGCTGCGGCACCGCTAGGTAAAGAAACCATCGGCCACCCCGGCATAGCTTCCTGACAACTAGCTGCATCGAGTTCGCCTTCTGTAATGACGACTCGTTTTCCAGTGGCGGGAAACAAGTGTTGCCCAAAGAGGGTGCCTGGGACATTGCCTTCATAGGTGAATAGTTTGTCTTTGGTTTTACTTTTGCATCCCTCTAATACTCCAGACTCACTGAAGTAGTAGAAGCGCAATACCTGACCGTCCTTGTGGATGTGGTATTGCTTGCAAACCTTTTCTGAGATGCGACGCTTGTGCAACCGTTCGGCTGATCCGCGCATCGTAACTGCGGTGGTCATTTGATGAATGTGTACATCTTCTTCAGTATGTCCATAAGTGTTACATGCGAAACAAAAAGTGTGCCCATCAGAGTACAAAGAGTTGGCATCTGATGAGCCACAAGTCTCACATGGCAAGTGCCTCACGAACTCGCTCTCGGAGTTGTGCGTATGCATTGGCTTGTTGTTCGTGATAGTTGAACCAGTCGTCAACAGCAATAAAGAAACCTTTAATGATGCTGTCGGTAGCAGTGGGGTCATCACCGTCTACATCAGCGAGCATGTCGCCAAAGTGTTCTGCGTAGAACTCAGGTGTGCCGTATTTCAGGTTAGCCATGAAAGGGGGATGGATTGATAGGAGCACCAAGGGAAACCAGATTTCTCTGCCCACTTGGCGTAGGTGGTTTTAGATCCTTTGTAGATCTTGTTAAAGGGTGCTTGAAAGACGAACCGAATATCTAAGTCGGGATTGCTCTTCTTTACTGCTTTCATCTTGCGACGATCTTCGCTCGTCAGTCTCCCCTTTACCTCTAGATAGACACCATTCGGTAAAAGAAAGTCGGGAATGTAGTTGCATTCAAGAACGTATTCGAGTTTACGTGATTCGTATTCATAGGAAACTTTCAAGCTGGAGAGAAGGTCAGCGACCTTGCCCTCCAAGCCTGATCTATACATCAGAAGTCGTCTTCGGTATCGGTGGAGGTGGCAGTAATGTTGGGTTCAGATGCTTTGAAGCCAGCAGTGGTGCCAAACAAAGCAGCCACATCTTCAGCAGCCATGTCGCCAGTGTCAACAGCAGCCGTGTTATTCAGTGCCACAAGTTGCACACCGACAAGCTTGAGGGACGTGCCATAGGTGACACCATCCTTGAGGATGTAGGGTTTTTGGTAGAAGGCGAGCTTCACACGACTGCCAGAGTACATAGGAATAGACTCGTCGGTGATGTGAGTACCCTCAGTATCAACAACGGGAGGCTTGCTGTCTTCATTCCAGGAGAACTTAATCTTGTATTGACCTTCGGCAACTTCTTCCCAAGGCTCAGGCTTCAGGGTAGAACGCTTAGGGTTCTTCAGTTTAGTTTCTGCCCACTTCAGGGATTCAACGCGATCCTCTTCCAATTTCTCAACCAGATCGGAATCGACAAGGGCAGACAACGAATAGCCAAACTTGCTCGGCTTCAGTACAGCTTGGTAACCCTCAAGGACAACAGGCTGTTCAGTTTTGTGGATGGTGCGGGTCATTAGTTAAATAGTTAATAGCATTCTGGAGAAGTTTAGGGTCGTCTAGAAAACGCCCAATACCAACATTACAGTTAGTACATAAAACGCCTCTAACTTCTCCGGTTTCATGGTCATGATCAACATGAAGATAGGATTCGCCTTTCCTCAGTTTAACACTGCCGCAGATGGCACAGCCACCGTTTTGACTTGACAGTATTTTGTTGTAATCATCAAGAGTGATACCGTATTTTCTTTTGTAAGACCATTCGCGGTTTCTTTGTTTCTCAATATCAGTCGAGTTACGCTCTTTGTAGTAAGTACTAAAGCACTCTTTACATTTAGACCTGTAACCGTCAAGGTAACGGTCTCCCTGATAAAACTCAGAGAAAGGTTTTTTCTGTTTACACTTAGAACAAGTTTTCATAATCTTAAATGTAGTGGTAGCGTGGCTTCTATCTATGAAGCAAGGCTAACCTCAACAGAAAAAATACGTACTCTCGATAACGGATTCTGGTTCCAGATCTCCGATGATCGGTGGTTCAGTCTCTGCGCCTATCTGTTGCGCAAAGTCTCGAAGGTAATCATGCTCTGCAAACAGGTGCATGTACGTCTCTCTCACGATGGAGCTGAGCATAGACATGTCTGTAGCACGACACAACACGGAGTCGTGGATGAGAGCAATAGGTGCGCTGAAGCGAAGGGCAGACAAGTGAAGCAAGCTAGCGTCAAGAGAGTGGATTAGGTTGGGCGCTGTTGCGTTCTTGTGGTGCTGTTTGTCTAC